ATATGTCCCTTGTGTTCAGGGAACATTTTAAGCATGTAATTATACTTTATATCTGGTGGTAATGGGTTATTTCCTTTAGTATCTACACTTTGTGAAATATAAATTCGATAGTCATGACCAGCAGCAGCACGTTTAACACCAGAAAAATTATCCTTATGTCCTGTGGTGGGTGGTTGGAACCTACCAAAAGTAAAGTAAACTTTTTTACAGATTAATCCTGACATTACCAGTCCTTTGATACTGTGAAATTATTATAAGCAAACTCAAGACGGTTAACAAACTTAATCATGTCACCATCCTTATGCATAACATAACCTTCTGGTCCAGTAACTTTATATCCCTTTTCAGTTTTAATAAAAGTCTTGAAGGTTTCGAGATGATCTAACTTATCTATAACCATCTGCTTAATATTCTGAATCTCTTTGTAAAGAGAAAGCATTGCTGTAAACTTTGTCTTATTATCTTGTAGATAATTCTCACTATCGTATACTAACTTCCTTTTTTCTGCTTTATTTTTAGGAGTCTTGATAGCATCAAGCATCTTGGCAGTCTTTAAATGATAGAAATTAGTAAGATTATCTAATGCATGATCAACATTACCTATACTACGAGCATTTCTAATCTCACTATTAAAGAACTGTTTTATATAAGATGATACATGCCATTTAAGATCACCCTTTGTACCAGAAAATTTAACCAACTCATCAAGGAAGTCTCCACATATCCTACACATATTTTCAATCTTTGATACATGAGCATCGAATGTATTTTGCTCACTAGAAGACCACCCAACAAGATGCATTGGAGTGTCATTTTTAATTACTAAAGCATCTTTAGATCCAGTAACATCAGCACCAGCTTTTGCTTGCATTGATTCAAGATCATCACCTTTGTAATGAGTATGAAACACTACACCAATCTTTGCAGTACCTGCTGCCTTACCAATGGAATGATCTACTGGAATTCCATATGTAATAGTGTTAGGTTTGAATGTATAGAGTGATTCACCATTGATAGTTTCTTTTTTTAATGTACTATCAGTGAACATAAGATCACCCTGAACCACTCCTTCGATACCTAGATCTTTAAAATAACGAAAAGCAAATTTAAGTTTTTCTGCTAGATCCCCAGTGTAATATTGATCAACACCCCATTCGTTATAACATACTTTAGGTTCTGACTTATTAAATACAGATTTAGTTCCAACAAAAAACATACCAGAAAAAGGGTGATGTCCACAGATAACAGCAGGTGCTCCATCCCATTTGGTTTGCATGAAACCAGCACTATCCTGTTGACCCATCATATTACGAAGTTCTTTCAAAAAAGAGACAGCAGCTTTACAACCATCAACTCCATAGTTGAGCATCTCATCCTCAAGGTGTTCTAAATGTTTTAGTTGTGTTACGTTTGCCATTAAGAATACTTATAGTATATTGATGAATGATCTGATTGTGATCCACCAAAGAGAACTAGTTCTTTAACTGCCTTATCTGCATCTACTCCTGGTTTACAGAGATAATCTAAAAAGCGAAGTCCTGATAGTTTGCTGTATCTCCACGACTGTCTTTTAGAAGCAATATCACCCATCATTTGTGGTTTAGCTTTATCTGTAGTATTAAAATTTCTTGCCTTATATCTTTTCAACAAAGTATATATTTCTTCTGTGATTTCTTTGCCATGTGTTGTAGATGATTCTTTTGGATCGCATTTTTCAAAGTCTGCTTCTTGAGGTATATTTGTAAATCCTGTTTGTCCTAATATAAATCTAGCAACATTACCTTGAACTTTACCCATATTAGCATAGACACCTTTGATTTCTAGTTTCCAATCTCCAGTATCTTTCCCACCAAAATTTCTTAATTGTATGTGTTCCTTTTCTGCAGTTCCATACTGGATATATACATCCATTGGCCATTGCTTGAAAGCATTAGGACCACTATACTTTATTTTATTATCATAAACTAATGAGTTTAATGATATATCTTTTTTAAAATTATAACCAAGTTCCCTTCTTCTTTTTTCTGGTGTATCATTATTCATAATTTTTACTGAACCAGAAGCACCAGTCTTTTTCAAAGATACTCCCATCAATATCCCATCATTAAATAATTTCTTTAGTTCCTCATTCAATAATTCCACTGTACCTTTTGATTTTTTGTCACCATATGGTTCTAATGCGTTAACTATTTTTGTCTCGGCACCCTTACTATACATCCAAATATCTGATGGGTTCCACTTGTCTTCATTTTTTAACTCCTTGTGTATCAATGAAGATTTACATTGTTTAAAAGCTTCCTTTATCAAACCATCATCATATTTTTCATCCCCACGAACAAATATATAATCTGTTTTAGTTTTTGAATGAGATTGTACTTTATCATATAATTTATTTGCACCATCCATAAAGACTTCTTTCCAATCAGGATCCTGATTAGCAAAATTAATCATCTGTTCTAAAGTAACATCTGGAGTCTTAATAAATTCCATTGCTTTCTCCATGTCCTCTGCTTCAGTGACATTCGCAGCAGTTAATTTTTTCTTAATTACATGAAAGCGAAGTGCATTATATAAACAAGATGTACTTTCCTGAATTGTAGTTTTTTTCGATCCACCACCAGATCCACCACCTGAAATTGGTTTAAACTGAACACGAATAACTTGTGGTTTATCACCAATAGTACTTGCTTGTATATCTATTTCTGCTAGTTTATTATTAGTTTTATTTGTTTTCTGTTCTACGTAATAACCTTCCTTCTTCATTGCTTCTGCCACATTGGTAGTAGCAGTTTTCCTCAATGAATCAGGAACATACACCTTGACGAAAACCTGAACCTTTTTAGTTGGATCAGTTTCGGTTTTTTTGACATCAAAAACCAAATAAGTATAGTCATCACTAGATAGACCTTTTTTTAAAAGATCATCCCATGCGGCATTAACATCTGTTGGAATCGTTGTCATAAAAAAAACCCCTATAGGGGTTATTTATTTCTCTTTTTGTATCAACAAGAGTTTTTGATACAATGGATCAACTAATGGTTCACCTGTATTCTTACGTGACTTCCATAGTTGTGTTATGATAATATCTAATTCTTTCTCATCAATCGGAAGATTCATTTAGTGCCTCCATCTTAAGGAACTGTTCATTTAAATTATAGAACAATTTATAATTGGTAGTAGTAACATAGTATCCTACTATGTCATTACCATCACAATGATAACCATAAGATTTTAATGGTTCATTTACTCCATCAATTCTGAAGCACTTACCACCTTTCTCTAGGTAGCTATGAAATTTTTCATCAAGGTTAATCATCATTCAAATTTACAAGAGTTTACTGTTCTAGGAAGAGATTTATCTACCTCCTGTTCCAAAATAGTTAAAGAAGTTCTTAATGCATTAGCAGAAACACACATTCTCTTTCCTTTAGTAGGTGGAACTTCATGTTGTAATAATCCTGACCATATTGCAAGCATACCATTTTCAGGTTTAACTATTAGTTCATCTTCAAATATAATAGGAGCACAATCTGGTTCTACATCCACATAATAGCAGCATGAAAAATCAGATGGGAAATGACAATGTTTAACTGTCTCTTCAGTCTCCTCATACATCATAGCCCACATATTAACAATACTATAATCAATTTTATGTTTATAAAATGCTTCAGTAATAAATTCACATACATCCACAATTCTATTCGCTAATGGTTGGAACTTTGGATTCTCTAGATGTGTCACCCATGAACTTTGCCATGCCTTCACATTACTCTCGACTGCCGTTGGATTTTTTTGTCTATGCTCTAGTATAATCTCTTTCAAATTCTCATTAAACTCTACATAATCATCCAGAATGGCAGTAAAAACTGGCATTTGTTTGGGAACAAAACGTACTAGTTCATGAGAAAAAAAATTACTCATCTATCTCCTACTTGTCTACACTCGCTATAGTGTACGTCAAATTCACCACCAGGATAACGCTTCTTAAGTTTATTGACGTTAGTTTCAACTACTTCATCGAAGGATATATCAAGTGCCATACATGCTTGTGCTACGTACCACATAACGTCACCCAACTCAATAATAAGATGTTCTCTATTGTCGTCGTTCCAAGGCTTACCTTGGAAGACCATCTTCTTAACGATCTCAAGGAACTCACCAGATTCAGCAGCAAGGCCAACACCAGCAGTGAGAAGACGTTCAATATTGGCACCCTCACGATCCAACTCGCCAATACGATCAGCGAAGTCAACAAAGTTAGTTGAAGCTTCTGAAGTAACTGCTGAAACAAATTCTTCATACTTCTTGAAATTTACTGTCATGTTATATTACGAATGAGGAAAATTTAGATTTACTTTTAACAACTGGTTCTATAGGTTGAAACTCTTCTTTAACTTCATCTGTTACTTCGGAGTCCTCAACATTATACAGCTTCATCTTTGCTCTGTCAATACCTACCGTAAATCTTTTAAAAAATGTAGGATCATTATATCTATTCTTCAATTGTTTAACCATAATTCTACCAGATTGTTCTAACTCTTCTGTACTAACTAAAGCAAACATAAAGTCAGCAGTAGCAGGTAAACCAAATGATTCAGATGTATCTTCTAGACTAGGATCACTACTACCAAACCCTGATCTAGTAGTCTGTGTAGCAGATACTATAGGAAGATCCTGCTCTACTGCTAGACCACGTAACTCTTCTGCTATACCTTTAACATATGTGTATGAGTTAACGATAGCTCCTCTATACCTAGCACTAGCACATATGTTTAGGTAATCGATGAAGATGATATCTGGTTTGAAGTCTTTCTTAAGTGCTAGATCAGACAAAAGACCCTTGAAATGACCTACATGAGCACTAGCAGTAGGGTATTCTTTAATGATAAGTTTACCTTGTGTCTTCCTACCTATCTCTCCTACCCTAGTAGCAAAGAGTTGTTCTGGAATAGCACCAATATCCTTAATATTTACGTTCAATAGGTTAGCATCTATCCTTTCAGCAATCTTTTCTTCTGCCATCTCCATGGTAATGTACAATACATTCTTTCCTTGTGAGAGACAAGCACTTGCCATGTGACACATAAACAAAGACTTACCAACACCAGTGCCAGCAAGGGCAATATTGAGTGTTTTATTAGGTAGTCCACCTTTAGTTACTAGATTAAATTTCTCTAGATCAAATGGAATCTTAAGTTCATCTTTATGATAGTATGCATACCTATCTAATGCCTGATCTACGTAATCGTGACCAATATATTCATCAAATGATACTGCTAATGCGTCTTGTAAGATGCTAGGTATAGCACCCTTGTCTAACTTTTC